GCAATGATCCGTGCTAACCCACAAAGTTTTGTCGGTGGTGGACTAGTCAAGAAAATGGCACCAAAGGTTTTAGGTAAGTTAACAGATTTTAAACCTAAGTTAACAGGACCAGATTTAGCTAGAGTTAGGACTGATCTGTACACACCTCCAAAAGGACCATACACGATAACAGACGAGCATGGAAATATGATTGGAGGAACTTTTAAAAATTTAGATGAAGCAGAAGCAACTTTAAAAGAGTATGGAAAAGGAGAAGGTATTCTTAAAATAGCTGCTGAAATTGTATCAGATTTAGACATGAAAATAAGTCCTTGGTCTGGATATAGTAAAGAAAATCTTTATTGGTTAAATAGAAAATTAATGGCAACTATAGTAAAAGATCCGTTATCTGATTATTTTGGAATTAAAGATTCTGTAAGAGACTTCCAGGGAGATAGGTTGGAAACTGAAGTAGAACATCAAAATATTATGAACCAACCTCACTTTTTATTTAATAAACTTCATCCAGCTTTAATTGCTTTTGGATTAAAAAAATCTAATGCATTTATTGATAAGCATTCTAAGTCTACAGATTTAGGTCTTGATAGAAGTCAATTAGAACTTTTTGTTAGAGAGATTCTTCATACTGCAAAGAAACAAAAAGATCAAAGTATAAACAATAAATTAAATATAGATCCAGATAGAATGACATATAATCAACAAATATATGCATCAAAACAGTTTTTAGATGCAGAAATTGAAAGATATATTTATGAAAGAGGAAAGCAAGTTGGAACTATAACAGACCAATCTGTAAAAGAAATTAAAAAAGATATAAAAGATTTGTTCGATGTTTGGCATCAGGCTTTTCCATTTGTTGAATTAGACTATACTGCTAATAATAAAAAAACACAATCTTTAAAAAAGAGAGCTGCTGTATATACTAAACAAGCAAATAAAGTTGCAAGAATGGTTGAAGTGCAAAAGAAAAATCCTTTAATGTGGGGACAAAAAGAAGAAGCTGAGTATTTTAAGGAAAAGCAAAAATTAGGTGCTTATGAATTAGAAGCTATGTCATTAGATCAAGTAGGTCAAGGAAATATGCAAAGATCTTCTCAAATATCTAAAGAATTAAGACTTGAAGCTATGAAATGGCTTGAGGGTTATGTTAAATTAGCAGATACAGGTATGGGTGCTACTGCTAGAGAGATGTTGTTAGAAGTTGACATAATGAAAGAAGCAGATATTAAAAGAAAAGTTGATATAGAAATGGCTCCAGGTGAAATAGTTCCTACGGTTATAGAGAAAGAAGGTAGATTTACTCCAGAAGAACTTGTTCCTTGGGGAAAACAAATAGAAGTTGGAAAAACACTAGAAACTGCAAAAGATTTATCTGACTATATATCTACTTTAGAAAAAGATTTAAAACCTTTCAAATTAAAAAATGAAGAAGTTATAAGTGAGCTAGATAGATATGAATCAAATATAAAAAAATTATTAATGGCTCCAAATAAATCTTTAGCTTTTAGAATTTCCGAATATTATACTGGAGTATTTCAAAAATTAAACACAGTAGCAAAAGAAGGTATATATGAAGCAGATTATACTCATTTAAGAATTTTAAATAATATGATTGAAAATATGAAGATTGAAACTTGGAAAGAATGGGTTGTAAGAAAGACTACGCATGAAAAATTAATTAAAGAATGGAAAGATTTAGGATTAGACCCAGAAGGTAAGATGTTACCACCAGATTGGTCTACCGACGTAGCATTTCCTACAGAACTTGGTAAACTTATGGCTAAATATGAAAGCGTATTTAAAGTAGAGAGAGTTCAGTTTGTAGACCCTAAAGATGGAATGTGGAAAGAGTATGGATCTAGAATGCCTGCAAGCACTATAGAATACATAGGGGAAACTATAGGTAAAAAACATGACGCTGGTAATGCTTTAGGTAAAGCTTACGAAAATCAATGGAATTCTTTATTGGCAAGTATAAGACCAGATAATGAAGCAGATTATACAAAATATAAAAATAGATTATTTGCAGCAGCTGCAATGGTAAG